ATGCTGCACAGTGCCTCAGGGAGGACGAGAGCGTTCGCGAATACGCGGCCTGATCGTGAGATCCAGTCGACAGCGGTGATCGTCGCCAAGTTTAGTCCTGTGTTGCCGGGGTGATCTTGGAAGTCAACCTCTTGGACCCAGAAGTAGCAGATGAACTCGTTCGGTCCGTCTGTGGAGACTGAGATGATGTTTCCGTACACGATATTCTGCGCGTAGTCGTTCGTGTTGTCAATCGTGAAAGTGCAGGATCCGCCGCTGTAAGTATCAAAATACTTTTCGCGGCCTTGAGTAATGTTCATGCTCATCACTTTTGAGGTGATGTCGGTCGCGCCGTTGAGCACTGTCCAAGTGAGTTGAGGCATTACATCGCTCGAGTGTTGACAGGGACTGGGCCTGACTGGCGCACATACTGCTGTAAGGCTCGGACGATACTGTTCGGGTCTCCGCCGTTGACATTGACTGTGATCGTGTTGCCACCACCACCAACACCGAAACTACCGAGCTTTGACAGTGGGATGACTGCTTCAGGTTCGCGGCCTTCACCAATCATGGCGATCGTCGGACTCGTGACGATGCCACCTTGAGCGAGTCGAGGCAGTTTGACATCTGGGATCGAGCCGAAGTTCACCCAAGGTCCGGCAGCTTTGTCGATGCCGTCAAGAATAATGTTCAAGCCTTTGATCGCGGCGTTTAGGCCTCGCTCAAGGTTGTAGATGACAGCGTTTATGACACCTTTGAACGCTCCGCTGATGCCGTCAAAGATTGACTTGCCGAGGTTTCTGAGTTCTTCGAATCCTGTTTTGATCGCTCCGAAAACATACTGGACGACTCCCCACCAAGCGATGAATCCTGCTTTGATTCCGTCAATTGCTTTCCCGAAAATGTTGAACTTGACCTGGAGTGCGACGAGAGCGGCGATGATCGCGAGGATGACGATTGCACCTGTGGCGACCCAGAGAGCCGAGAATGATGCTGTGAGTGCAGTGTTGAGTGCTGCTGTCAATGCTTGGATCGTGTTGTATACGGCGAGAGCTGCGTTCGTGGCGATGATCGCTGTGGCGATTCCGCCGATCACTAGACCGAGAGTGACGATGAGACCTTTGTTGTCGGATGCCCAAGTTGAGAATGCTTGGAGTGCTGGGAGCAGTTTCTCTACAAGTGGCATCACAGCCTGTCCGATGGACTCCTTGAGCTCTCCCATTTGGATTCCAAGGTTTTTCATCTTGCCTTGAGTGGTGTTCGCTGCAGTGTCCGCTTGACCTTTGAAGGTTTCGCTCATCGCTGCGAATACTTCGTCAACGGATGCGCCGCTCTTGATCAGGTCGGCGAGTGCTGGATCTAGTTTCTTGAGTGGGCCGAGATTGCCGTTGAAAGCCTTTGAAAGCGCATCCGAAACTGCTCCAAGATCTTTCCCAGTACCGGCAGAGACATCTAGTGCAAGGCTCAGAAGATCCTGAGCTTTCGTGACGCTTTTTGTGCCTCGGACAAGTTTGTCTAGTGCGGGCCTGAGTTCGTCGTCTGTGACTGCTGCAGCTTTTGAAGTTTCGCTGATGAAGTCCTCAACTGCTGACACTTGAGCGTCGGTCGCTTTTGTCGTGTTTCGTAGTGTCGTCCCAAGTTTTTGGGCTGCAGCGTCATCTTCTGCGAACGCTTTGACAGCATCAAAAGCGGCAGCTCCTAAAGCGACGAGAGCGAGGCCTGCTGGGACTGCAGCTTTCTTGATTGCGAACGCTGCTTTCTGTCCGTTGGTCTCCAGCTTCTTGAAGTCGGCGATCGCTTTGTCGATCCCTTTCGGATTCCATTCGGAGATGATCGGGAGGTTGATTGCCATTACTTGAACGCCTTTTCTGAGTCACGCATGAACTGATCGATGATCGGCTTTAATGCTCGCTCAGCATCTGCAGCCATTGACTCAACATCTTTCCACATGAATCTTGACGGAGTCCCGATACGGTCAAGCGCGCTAGCAAAATTGGGTCGGCGATACTTTGATTCTCGGCGCGACTTTGTTCCGCCAGCCTTGCCAGCCATGTCAGTGATCGCTACAGGTGCGCCCTTGGTGACAACACGAACCACTGCGATCTGTTCAGCTCCGTCAGTGATTGATCCCTTGCGAGGCTTGCGCGTGTTCAAAGAGATCTGGACTTTCTTGACACCTGACCATCCTGTGCGTCCGTTGTGAGCCATCCCGCGTAAAGGTGGCGAGATTGGGACTCGAGCATTGATGGCATCCACGAGAGGCTTCGCGGCTTCTTTTGTGTCTTTCAATAATGTCCGACGCATCGCAGGATCAAGCTTCTGCATCTTCTTCAATGCGTCTTGAAGCCCGTAAGTGTCAAGTCTCGCATCTACTGCCATTATTGTCGTCGTCTCTGCTCGTTGAGGATCTGGACGCAAGTCGCCAGATCGTCTTGTTCGAATGTGATAGTCGGAGGCCAGAATCCAGTCGCGACGAGCAGTTCTGCTAGTTGCTTCCGGTGGCCTCCTGCGTAGGGACTGTGTTCGCAGTCTCCACGACTTCTAGATCTTCCAGTTTCTTGATGAACTCATCAAACGAGATTGGCATGGGATGGCCTTGAGTGCGACTGGCCTCGTAGGCCATGTATGCAAGATCTTCCATGCCGATCCCGTTCGCTAGATCTGATGATCGTCGCTTAAATTTGCGTTCCCACGAAACGATCACGAAAAGATTCGTGATCACTTCGTAAGGTTCGGCTTCGTACAGTTTCACTCTGAGAGTGAGTTTCATGTGTTCTCCTTAGTCGGGGTTCGGATTACTAGATCAAGGGTTGACGATGTCGCGGGCGTACACCCCTCCTTGGAAAACTGCCTCAACTACACTGAGCTCTCCAACAGATGTATTTATAGGTGTTACGGTAGATAAGAAGCACCCTGTCAGGGTATACTCCGGATTACTCGCTGACTCGGTTGCACCGGATGGGCTGACGACGATGGTCGAAGCGACACCGAACAAAGTGTTCAAATATGTTTCGACTTCGGTCGTGCCGTAACCTTGGAACAAAGTCAAGGTGAGCTCATTACTGAAGAGACCCGCCGTGAAGGTTCTTGAAGTCTGACCGAAGCTCGTATTTTCCAAGGCCTCAGCGGTCAAAGTGAGTACCGCTGCAGAACATGACGAAGTGAGCGTCATGGCGGAAGGGCTGGTGACTGTGACTGTCGGATTCGATAGGTAGGTAGTGGGCATAGTTTTGTCCTTTATCTGCGGCTTGAGCCGATTCTAATTGTGAGGTCATAGGCAGGAAGATCTTGTGATCCGATCTGGGCGACTGTGGGCCTTCCAGATACAACTGCGAGAGAGGAGTTCATGAGCGTGTCAACGACTCCAAGTATGTAGTCCGTAGCGTCTTGGTTGAAGGGTGGCGCGCCCAAGACTCGGAGATCAATCGTGATGTCCGCTGTCTGATTATTGAACGCAGTGAAAACAGGAAGCTCAATGAATACAGTGAGAGGTCGAGCGTTACGCGGATCAGTGACCGGCTTGAGGCCGAGAGCGGTGATCGTCGCTGAGACAGCATCAATCGCGTCCGTGAAGATTCCTGCCATCTCATGCCACTTGCGATCTCTTGATGCCGAGAAGCTGATTGATTCGGCCCATAGACGCGACAGGTGCTGAGATGCTCATGTCTTGGAAACTGGCGAAGGAATCGATGCTTCCTCTTTCGCGGTACAGACTCGCAGCCATGAGCACGACTCCAGCTTTCACTGCAGCATCAGGGACGGTCGTGAGACTGTCGTGATAGCCGGCCTGAACTCGTCGCTTGAACGACCAAGCGTTTGAGGCGTTGACTGATGAGGTCATGAAGGCTGTGTCATTGGCAGTCGCTCCGCTGATGCCGAGAAACTCGGTCAGGTCGGCGACTGTGATCCATGTACAAGTTTGTGTCCAGACGAGCGAACCGACTGGGGTGACTGCTTCGCGACTGATGTCGGTCCCAGCGTCTTGGAAGAGAAGCTGATTCGGGATGATGACATCGGTGTCATAGTAATAATCACCTTGGTCGTCTACACCTAGAAACAAGTAAGTCGGTACAGCAAAAACTGTTTGAGTGCCGTTGAGCTGTGTGGCGCATCCACTGAGCGTGATTGATTGTCCGACAGCGATGTCGGTTGATTCGAGAGTCTGAACGACGGCGACATTGTCCCTCACCATTTGGTGCGTGACTGTAAATGTTGCCATCGTTCAGATCTCTCTCTTCGTCAATCGGATCAGGTCAACTTGACGAACTTGGTCGCGTCGACCATCTTCTGGGCAAGGTAACCTCGGAAGGCGATGGTGCGTGACAAGGTGCTCGGTACATCGATACTGATTGCGCCCTTTTGAGCCTCTCCCACGAAGTAGCCGGACGGATCGGCGACGATCACAGTGTCAGCTGCGAAGTTACGATCCACGACAACACGCAGACCGAAAGCCATGCCTTCGAATGTGTTGACCTGAGTTGCACCGAGTGCGTTCATGGGTCCGTAGGTGCTGAACAACGGTCGGCCCGTCGTATCAACCAGCTTCGAGAGCGATCCGTACATATTCGGGCTCAAGAAAAGATGGGTGGCCTTGTTGCCGTTTGAGTTGTTCAGGATCGTCACGCAAGCGTCGGCGACATCTGAGACCCATTCTGATGGGCTGGTCGGATCGGTGAGCACTGCTGACTGCGTGACTGCAGTGAGCAAAGCATCGGCGACTGCATTGTCAGTCTGGAATGCGTAGATGCGAGCCATGTCGTCGAGGAGCAAGCCGACGACCTCCGGCGAACTCCAATCCATGTCTTGTTCGGACACGGTCGCGTAGCCACCATAGGTGACCTTGCTGACATCAAATGCGCTCACAACAAAAGTTGCAGCGGTGAGGGTCGCGTTCTCTGCCGACTGTGCGCCGATGCTCGCGTGAGTGCTGACATACGGAAGGCGGAATGTGGAGCCTTGGGTCGGAATTGCCTTCGGGCCAATGGCATCAATGACTGGACGCGAGCCGACAAAATTGTTGTAGACAGGCTGAACCAAGATCTCGGGGAGCAGGCCAGCGGAGTCACTGGTCGTCACATCTGGAGCGGCTGCGCGGATTGCTTCGCGCATTTTGTGCCATGCATCTCCACCAGCGGCAGCTGCGACGATGTATTCGGCAGCGGTCGGGATT